AAAAATTAGGGCAACAATAAACTATTGGCGGCTGTGTGGGTGGGTGCGTCTCGTGAGTATCTATAAATTTAAGAAAAGCCGCCACCCACTAACTCAGTCGCTAAGCGAATAATAAAGGAGAAATAAAATGAAAAATAATACAAAAAATATCAACGAATCAAAAAAGAATAATATCAACTGGAAGCAATTGCTTGAAAAAGCTAAATCAATCTTGTTAATTATCATGATTACTGCCGCTATAGCATTTTACGCGGGTATTCAATATCAGATCAATAAGACAGAGGAAGTGGATAATAAGGTCCGTCAAGCAACATTACAGTTAAAAAAGTAACTCGGAAGTCCGCAGCTATTTCCGAGATAGATAAAAGCGCTGCAAAGACAGATCCGAAAGTCGAACCAACCGTGCCGCAACCAAAACCAGTTGCGATATCGGGCTGCGAATTGGTTCGACGGGAGCTGTCAAAATATTCAGGATGGGATGTTAGTCTAATGCTAGCTATCGCTAAGGCTGAGAATAGAAGCTGTAACCCGCTTAATCATAATCTTACCAACTCTGAGAATCACGGAGTATGTGTTGGTAGCTATGGTGTATTGCAGGTTGGCTGTCTGCATTTTCAACCTCACGATGATAGAAACGACACTGCAACAGTTGTAAGGGTTGCTTATCGAGTTTGGCAGTCTCAAGGCTATAAAGCGTGGACTACATATCGCACAGGGGCGTATAAGGAGAATCTATAATGGCTGATAAACAAAGTTTACTAGCTGGAGTGAAGCTAGAGTACGAAAGACTAGAAAGTGAAGACTATCTAATAAAACGTCTTCGCAATTGGCGCAATCGTATGCGCCGTAAACAAAAGGGCAAACAGTAATGTACATAAGAGCAACTCACAAGAAGTTTGACTTAGAAAGCATTAAGGCTGTAGCTACTTGTCCAGAGTGTAAATCTAAGCATCTCATGATATCCAGAGGAAGACTTACTTGTCGTAATTGTGGTGCTGAGATAGGCAGACTTGGTAAGACTAATAAGTACGGTGCTAAGCGCACTGAGATGAATGGTAAGATATACGATTCAAAGTTTGAGGCACAAGTAGCCGCCGAGCTAGAAGTTGAAAAGAACCTCGGCCAGATAAAAGACTATGACACTCAATACAGGATAGAAGGTTGGGTCTATGACGAAAACGGCAATCCAGCATTCCCATATCGTCACAAAGTAGACTTTAGAATACATAATCTAGACGGATCATTCACTTTACGCGAAGCAAAAGGCGTAGAAACTGATGACTATAAATGGCGCCGTAAGATCCTAGAGAAGGTGTGGCTACCAGCCCACCCTGAATATACATATGAAGTCGTATATCAGAAAAGTAGTAAGCGTTATAAGCGAAAAGGAGCGTCTAGATGATAACTCAAAGAAAGAAAGCAGTACTTGCATTATGGAAGTTATATAAAGCCATGAGTAATACTGTAGACTCACTCATAATCAACAGAGAAGATATACCTTCTGCCGATCAATGGATAAATGACTTAGAGTCTGACATGAAGGTAGTCAAAGAGTGGATTAGCGCACTATCTGACAATTATTAAATAGTCTGGTGCCCAGATCTGCGTTTGTACCATTGGCGTAGAAATTTGTAAAGTGTGTGGTTAAATGACTAGACTCCATAAAGTCTCCTACTTAATCAAAAATCTAGTAACAGCCAGACTTTTCTTCCCATAAAACAATTTAATACATCCATTACAAGGAGAAGTGATATATGAAAAAACCAGTAGCAGAAGTAAATATTAAGATATCTAGTGAAAATGGTCATTACAAAGCCAACACTTTCGTCAGTATAGACTCTGACGATGTAGAGGCTACTCTTGCTACACTAGAAGCTTTAGGCGATTTATCAGGAAAAATTATCAATGAAAAATCAAAGGAACTCGTAAAGAATATCTTTGAGGGTATTGTACCAGATGACGAGCTAGAGAAACTTATTACAGATATTGAGAAAACACAATGTTCACACTAATTTGGATACTATTTGTGATGTTTATTCTTATTCTTGTAGCTATCTCAGAGTACAACATAGCTAAGCAAGACGAAGAATGGATGAAGGAGGAAAAATGGAAAAAGAAGTAAAACCTTATTATGAGGACGACTACCAGTCATTAGATGAAGTCAGCACTACAGATTTACTAGAGATGAAAGAAGGTGCATTAAACGACTTAAACGAAAGTGAACGCACAATTCATCGTATAAATCAGATATTAGCTAGCCGTGCAATTTACGCCACGCAACTGGAGCTATTTTAAGGAAAAATATGAAACGTTATAAACTACTTAAAGATTTACCAACATTCAAAGCTGGACAGTTAGCATATATCTCTAAAACAGGAAATCTTATTGCTGGTACTCCAGAAAACCAAAAGACCACAGAAACGGGCTTAATAATAATGATTTACCACGAAACTACCCTGAAAAAGTTTCCAAATATTCTCACAGAGTGGTTCGAGGAAATCAAAGAACCAGTAGACAGTATTCACTGGAAGCCTAAAATTGGCGATAGGTGTTTTATTCTTGAGAATGCCAATATAAGACCAACAAACTATACTGGAATGTTACGTGATTACAATGCTTGGCGTACTGGCAGAGTATTCCGCACTGAAGAAGAGTGCGAAAAAGCACGCGACCGTGAACTAGCAGAAGTTAGACTACAACGAACCTCAACATTTAAGCCAGACTTTGAGAATGGCAAGGGTGGGTGGATTATCTATTATGACCATGGACGTGAAACGCTCGCCGCGTGTGAACTTGCTGACTGTGACGCTGGTGAACCTGTACGCTATGCGACTAGAGAAGAAGCTGAAAAATCTATCAGAGAAAACGAGCAAGATTGGAAGATTTATTTTGGAATTAAGGAGGAAGAATAATGGCTGGCAATAGGACTGGAGGCTTAAAAGCCGCTCAGAAAAACCTAGCAAGCAACCCGAACTTTTATGCAGAAATTGGACGAAAGGGTGGCTCTGCTACATTTGCAAGTCATGGAACTTGTAAAGGATTTGCACAAGATATTGAATGCGATTGCGACCTAATCGACGGTCCTCACTTTGTAAAAAAGTGTGCAGGTAAAAAAGGCGGTCGTATCAGTAAGCGTAAATAAACGGGTACAAATCGTACCCAGTAGAAAACCAATTTCCCCACATGAGAAAAATGGTTTAGAACATTAACATCAACCGCAGAACTGGACAGATGATATGCACAACTCCTTTCTGTCGGCGCACCACACCCGCCCGGTGCGCTGTCTCAAACCGTGAAACGTTGTGAGCTGGAATTGAAGCAACCTGCAGTGCAACGTGTATTGTCTGTTCAACTGGTAGCACCAACGCACCTTTTTTGTTTACCGGGAAAAAATTGTATGCCTATTTTTCTATTCTACACAACTATCATTTGGTGCTATCAACTGGCAACATCAAACCTTAAAGTAAATTAACTCACTTAATGATATACAAATTGGTGTTGTCAACTGGCTATATAAGTGGCGGAATAGGTAGACGCTATCTTGAAAATAAGTACCTAATCATGAGCTTAGGGGTATCTGCTTATTGATAGAAAGCTTCGTAGCATGTGATGTGACTTTACGAAACCTAATTCCCTCACATTCGAGGAAATTAAAACTCGGCAAATCATCACCTTATATAGCCAACACCAGTTCTGCGGTTGAAATTAGAACACATAACTAAATAGGAGGGATCATATGTTTTCAATACATCCAATAGAGGTGATGTGGGCACAAGCACCAGAGGACATCAAAGTGAGGTTAGCTCTTAGTCTTATAGTAGAGATACTTAAAATATCAGATGGCGGGCGTGCAGAGGTTACCCTTGATGATGGCAGATATGAAATTGTGCTTAATAAATTGGATTAAACTGCACGAAATTGTGTAGACAAGGAAAAGGTATAAAATATGGTCCCTAAAATCGAATGGTGCAATTGGGTGTTTGATTATATGGACACCAATAAATGGATGGTAAAACGCGATTGTTGCGATGATGAGATATTGCTTATCCGTGGCGACAGTAAAAACTGGAAAGCATATCAAGCATCACTAAAACCGTATCGTGTTGGAGGTTACCCTGATGGTGCCTCAATGTGTCCTAATTGTGGCAAGTTTGTAAACGGCGTTAATCCATATGACGATGGCGAAACGTGGATGAAATAATAATAAGGAGGTATAAATAATGAGTGAAACTGTAGGCTATAAAGGAAAACTTAAACTTTGTAAAAAATATAAAGACGCTAATGAACTTCAATCTAACTTACAAGAGTTTTGGAAAAGCATACCAGTGGAAGAACGGGGCAGATATTATAAGGATGTAGAAGAAATCGAGGCATACGAGCTAGAAGATAACGGCTATGTCGTTATCGATGGTAATTGTATTTATAAGCTTGAATTAGAAGAGCTTGATATAGATGACGACTTTATTGAAATCACTCAGGCTCAGGACGGTGTTTATGAATTCATAACGCAGTTCTATAACGGCTCAACCGACCTTCAAGAAATGCTACAGAAGGGTTTTGACCAAACAAGGAAGAAGATGCCAATGATTTACGAAGTCAGAGTTCGAGTAGTAAAAGAAGGCACTGTATTTGTTGAAGCTAAAACTCAAGATGAAGCCGAAAAGGCTGCCACGAGGGATAGTGTCGTATCGAAACCAGGCTTTGCAGACACTATAGAGTACTATGCTGATGAGATTTATAACGCTGATAGCACTGTTGATAAATCAGATATTGAAATTATTAAGGCGGAGGACGTGCTATGACAAACAATGGCTATTACCCTAATAAACTAATTTATCTCGGCGACAACACTGAAAACCGAAAAGCAATCCTAGTGTCTGTACCAAATGAGTTTACCGATGCTGTACTTGAAACCATAGAACTTGGTGACAGCACCTTTGAAGACAAATATCATCAAGTAGCCGCCGCTTGCGGAGCGGAGTTTATAGACGTCAACGACATTAAGATTATTGGTCAAGATAATCGACCAACAATCAACAACCTAAGGAAATCTAATGCGTGATATCAAATTCAGAATCTGGGACGGAGCTAAAAATGAATGGCTTGCCTCGAGTAGCAAGGACGCTCTGCCATATTATGGCTTTGCGTTAGTAGGTGAGGTTATGACTGTCCAATCACCGCCATATTGGTCACTTGATGAAGGTAATATTGTCGAGCAATTCACAGGGTTAAAAGACATAAACGGTACAGAGATTTTTGAGGGCGATATCGTTAAATACTATCCCCACCACAGGGGTGTTCCATATAGAGTTTACTGGGCTGATAAGTCTGCCAAATTTCTCATAGGTCGCGATGGCGTGATTGGTCAAAGTTTCTCTGATATTATGCACAACTTGAATACAGGTCGTATTGCATTAGAGGTTGTTGGAAATATTCACGAAAACCCCGAGTTGTTAGAGGAGAGAGGATGACGAAGGTTAAATTCGATATTGTTGGTCAAGTGCCGAGCAAGAAGAATAACAAGCGACTTCTAAAAAATTCTCAAACAGGAAAAATGTTTATCGCGAGTAGCGAGAAGTTCAACGAATGGCATAATCAGGCTATGATGGATTTGTGTTTTCGGTTGAATAAAGACAGGGGTATCTTCCGCAATAAGCAAGTGGAGATAGGATTAACATTTTACAATAGCGACAATCGACGACACGATCTCGATAATATGACTAGTAGTGTATTAGATTTACTAGTTGACGCTGAGTTTATCGACGATGATTGTTGTAGAGTCGTGAATAAAGTCGTTACTATCTTCGGCGGAGTAGATAGACAAGCGCCTCGCGTTGAAGTTGAGATTAATAGTGTTGGGC